CTTTTATTTACCAAATCGATGATGTCAACAAATGGAATGACATCAACGAGCTGCAGAAATCGATGCCGAATCTTGGCGTGTCGGTCAGCATCGATTATATGTTGGAAGAGATCGCAATCGCAGAAGGTTCCCTTTCAAAAAAAGCGGAGTTCTTAACGAAGTATTGCAATGTAAAACAGAATAGCTCTGTCGCATGGCTTGATGCCCAAACGATTGAAAAGTGTGTCCGTGAACCTCTTAAACTTGAGGATTTCAAAGGATGCTACGGTGTCATCGGCTTGGACTTATCTCGTACAACCGACCTTTCGTGTGTTGTCTTGTTGATCGAACGAGATGGGATCATAAACACATTCGCTCGGTTCTGGTTGCCAACAAACAAGATCGAAGAAGCCACTCAAAGAGATGGGCTTCCGTATCAGCAGTACATCCAAAGGGGTTTCCTCTATCCAAGTGGGGAGAACTTCATAGACTATCAGGATGTTTTCAAATGGTGCAAGGAGCTGATCGAGAAGTACAAGATCTATGTTTTAGAAGTGGGGTACGATAGATATTCCGCACAATACCTAGTGAACGATTTGAAGCAGTACGGTTTCCATTGCGATGATGTGTTCCAAGGTTGGAATTTATCCAACATCATCTATGAAACAGAAGCAAGAATGAAAGATGGGTCAATCAACATCGGTGACAATGATCTTTTAAAGATACACTTTTACAATTCAGCTTTGAAGCAGAACATCGAGAATGACAGATGCCAACTTATCAAAGTTGAACCGAGAATGCACATTGATGGAATGGCATCCATGCTCGATGCGATGTGCATGAGGGATAAATATTGGAACGAGATTGGCAGACAATTAGCCAATGAAAGGAGATAGAAATGGGTTTATTTCAATGGCTATTCGGCAATGATGAAGAACCGAAAGTGTTAAAAAACGCAGAACAGTTCAAGTTATTAACTGCGTATGAGCCAATCTTTACAAATCACTATGGGTCTATTTATGAGAATGCTCTTGTCAGGTCGGCAATCGAAGCCAAAGCAAGGCATATCTCTAAATTAAAAGTAGAACTGCAAGGCGAAGCACAACCGAACCTAAAAGCAAGAATCAAACACAATCCTAATGAATGGATGACCTATCCACAATTCTTGGCAAGGTGTTCAACGATATTGGATTGCACGAATAATCTGTTTATCGTGCCTGTCCAAAACGAGTATTTGGAAACGATTGGGTTCTTTCCTGTCTTGCCGGAGAAAGTCAAACTTATCGAAGACAAGAATAAAAAACTATGGCTTCGCTATACCTTTAGAAACAACCAAAGTGGAATCGTAGAGTTCGACAGATGTGCCTATCTTAATAAACATCAGTACAAGAGTGATTTCTTTGGGGATAACAACCATGCGTTAGATAACACGATGGATCTTATCTCCATTCAAGACCAGGGCATAAAAGAAGCCGTTAAGAATTCAGCTTCTTACCGATTCATGGCAAGAGTTTCCAACTTCACTTCACCTGATGATTTGGCAGAAGAAAGACAGAGATTCTCAAGAGAAAACTTGAGTGGTGAAAATGGTGGTCTGTTACTGTTCCCTAATACCTACACAGATATTAGACAGATCGAATCGAACCCTTACAATATCGATGCCGAGCAGATGCAGTTAATTCAAAAGAATGTCTATGACTATTTCGGTGTCAATGAGAATATCATCCAAGGCAAAGCGACAAGTGATGAATTGGATGCGTTCTTCAATAGTGCAATTGAGCCGTTCGCCATTGCGTTAAGCGAAGCATTGAGTAGGGCAATCTACACCGAAAGAGAAAGAAGTTTCGGCAACCATGTCTATGTAAATGCGAACAGATTGCAATATATGTCACAGACTGCAAAGGTACAGGTCGCTAGAGATTTGGGCGACAGAGGAATTTTAACAATTAACGAAATAAGAGAGTTATTTAACTACTCACCATTGCCGAATGGTGATGTTGCCTATATAAGAGGTGAATACAAACTCACCGAAGGAGAAACAGTAGATGGAACTAACGGAGAAACTACAACAGAAGATTGATAACGGCAGAGAATACCGATCAATGCAGATGGAAGTAGCAGAAGCCGATGACTACATGGTGGTCGGTTATGCCACAACCTATGATGATCCGTATCATCTCTACAACACTATGGACAAAAAGGGAAATGAAGTCGAGGTCAAAGAAGTTGTCAGCAGAAACGCATTCGACAACACCGACATGAGCGATGTCATTTTCCAATATGACCACGAAGGAAGAGTCTTTGCGAGATTATCCAACAAGACAATGACTTTAGAAAGCGATGAGCATGGCTTATTGGTTCGTGCCTATTTAGGTGGTACAGAGATCGGTAGAAACCTTTTTGAGGAAATCAAAGGTGGCTATACAAACAAGATGAGTTTCGGCTTTACTGTTGCGAAAGATCATATGTCCTTCGATGGCGATGCCTATGTAAGAAGCATTGATGCCATTGGAAAACTCTATGATGTTTCGGCAGTAAGTCTGCCACAAAACAACAACACAGAAATCTATTCTGCTCGTAAACACATTGATGGAGTTATCGATGAGTTGGAAACGGAGAGAGCAAGAGCAGAGGAAGAAGAAAGGTTGCTGATGGAAAAGAAGGAGAATCTGTTGGCAAAACTCAAAACCTTGAGAAAGGAATAAGTATGGAAATCAAAGAAATGCAGATGAGCGACATCGAAACAAGATCAGCAGAGATTGAAGAACTGTTGAAGAGTGAAGATGCCGACATCGATTCTCTTACGGCAGAAGTCGAGGAACTTGAGAAGAGAAAAGCACAGATCCTGGCAGAAGTCGAACAGAGAAAAAAGGAAGCCGAGGAAGCCTTAAAGAACGGCAAAGAAGTTGAGGTCACACCGACCGAGGAAAGGAAAAACAAAATGGATATCATGGAATTAAGAAAGTCCAACGAATATGCAAAGGCATATGCTGATTGGGTATTATCAGGCTACAAGAATGACAAGGAACTGCGTAAGATTTTAACTGCGAACGCAAGTGCAGACAATGTCGGTGAAAACGATACTGTTTATCCTGTTCCTGTCATGCTTGAAAACAAGGTACAGACTGCATGGGAAAACGATGAAATCATGCAGAGAATTGCACCTCGTTTCTTAAAGGGCAATTTAAAGATCGGTTTTGAAATTTCTTCTACGGAAGCAGTTGTCCATGCAGAAGGTGCAGAAGCTCCGGCAGAAGAAAGACTCGTTTTAGGTTCTGTTGAAATCAAACCTGAATCTGTCAAGAAATGGTTATATGTAACCACGGAACAGTACGAAATCGGTGGCGAAGAATTCATGGATTACATCTATGATGAACTTGCTTACAGAATCGTTAAGAAGTTGGCATCACAAGTTGTCAATGCAATCAAGAATTCTCCGGCTTCTTCAACTGCATCTGCTCCGGCAGTAGCACAGTTGACAAAGGCATTAACTGCTTCCACTATCGTTGAAGCTGAAGGCTTACTGTCTGCCGAAGCAACTGACCTGGTCGCAATCATGACAAGAGCAACCGAGTCTGCAATCAAGGCATTAAAGGTCGCATCAGGCGAAAATGTCGGTGATCCACTCGATGGCATTACTGTCTTACACACCGATGCTCTGCCGAACTATGCTGATGCAACTGCCAACGCAACCTATATGTTGGTTGGTGACTTAAAGTCCATCATTGCAAACTTCCCTAACGGAAGAGATATCAAGTTTGTCTTTGATGACAAGTCCAAGGCAGAAGAAGACCTTGTCAAGATCGTTGGTAGAGTATTAGCCGGAATCGGTTACGTTAAACCGAACGCATTCGTTCAGGTCAAGAAGTCTGCTTAATATGAGAGTTAAAATCACAATGCCGACACATATTCTTGTCGAGCCATGCGAAGTGGAAGTTTCTAAAGCGGAAGCCGAAAGACTTTTCTCACTTGGTGTCGCAGAAATGTGTAAGACCGAGGTCGAAGTACCTGAAGTCAAAAAAAGAACTACAAGAAAGGCGAAGTAAACTCTTCGCCTTTTCTTCCAAAGGAGAAGCATGAATACGATATTAAACAAAGTTAAGTTAGCATTGCGTATCGTGACCGATGCCTTTGATAGTGAAATCGAAGATTTGATAAAAGCCTGTCTGTTGGATTTGAAGATTGCCGGAGTCAATGAGTACACAATAGAAAACGTAACG